TTAGAATATGATAATATTCTTACTACTGCTCGAGATGCGAACAAACAATACTTGTCTCCTGGATTTGGCAGAACGACAACTTTTGGTGTCAAAATGTCAAAGCAGGTCAAAAGACAAGGTTGTTTTACGTTTAAGTCGTTATTAGAAGAAATGAAGTTACAAATTTTTGATGCTGATACCATCAGTGAGTTATCAACGTTTATTGAAAAGGCAGGATCGTATCAAGCAGACGAAGGTTATCATGACGACTTAGCAATGTGCCTAGTACTGTTCGGATGGTTGACCACAAACACTTACTTTAAAGATTTGACTGACATAGATATTCGTGAAAAATTATATAATAATCAAATGAGACAAATTGAAGAAGAACTTACCCCCTTTGGTGTTATTATTAGTGGAACTGAAGAAGAAGTCTTTATTGCTGGGGGTGATTATTGGAAAGTCGATACCACGTATCGATAAGCACAAAATGCGCAAGTTATAAATAAAAGATAAAATGAAACTGATCATTTTAACATAAGGAGAAAAACATGGCTTTTCAGTTATCGCCTGGAGTCCTAGTTACCGAGCAAGACCTTACTAATGTAATTCCAGCAGTTTCTACATCTGCTGGTGCATTCGTTGGCAACTTCGCATGGGGACCAGCGCAAGAAATCGTTACTATTGGATCTGAAAACGAACTCGTAAGCAAGTTCGGTGGACCAACTAGCACTAACGCAGTAGACTTCTTTTCTGCTGCAAACTTCCTAGCATATGCTAACAACCTTAAACTCGTTCGTGCAGTCGGCGAGGACGCAAGAAATGCTGTTGGTTGTGGTCAAACTGCAGTTCTTATTCCAAACGAAACCGTTTATGAGAATAGTTTCAGCGACGGTGAAGAAGCGTATGAATTTGCTGCAAAGTATCCTGGAACAAAGGGCAACAGTCTGATTGTTTCAATCTGTGACTCGACTGGTTTCGACACATGGGATTATGCAGCGAATTTCTCTAGTGCACCAGGAACCTCTGCATATGCGGATTCCAAAGGCGCATCGCTCGATGAAGTTCACGTAATCGTAATCGATAATGACGGGGCATTCACAGGCACTCAAGGAACAGTTCTTGAGAAGTTCCCATATCTGTCAGTTGCATCGGATGCAAAGGGTAGCGATGGTGGATCAATCTACTATAAGAACGTAATCAACGCACAATCAAAGTATGCTTGGTGGGGTAAGCACCCGAACCAAGCAGAAGAAGAATCCCTAGCATGGGGTACTGCAGCAAGATCAGGTACCTATGACTACATTGACGCTAACGGTGAGCATACTTGTACGTTCACAGGTGGTGTTGATGATACTCCTGCTACTGGCGATCTTGAAACAGGTTACTCATTGTTTACAGATAAAGAGCAAGTAGATATTTCGCTTGTAATTACTGGTGGACACAATGACAATGTTTGCCAACATGCAATTGATACACTTTCGCTTGGTCGTTTAGATTGCGTTACCTTTGTTTCTCCTCCTCTTTCTGCCGTCAGAAACAATGCAGGAAGTGAAGCAACTGATATCGTCACATACTTCAAAGAAGATCTAAATCGCTTTAGTTCGTATGTTGTTTCCGACTCAGGTTGGAAGCGCCAATACGATCGTTACAACGATGTATTTGTAAACGTTCCTTTGAACGCTGACATTGCAGGTCTTTGTGCACGTACGGACAACACAAACGATCCATGGTTCTCACCTGCTGGTCTCAATCGTGGTGCGATTAAGAATGTTGTTAAACTTCTTTGGTCTCCGAACCAAACAGATCGTGACGAACTTTATAAGAATGGTATCAACCCTGTTGCAAGTCTTTCGGGACAAGGTATTGTTCTCTATGGTGACAAGACTATGCTTGCGAAACCATCGGCATTCGATCGTATCAATGTTCGTCGTCTGTTCATCGTTCTTGAGAAGGCAATCGCAACTGCTGCTAAGTTCCAGTTGTTCGAATTCAACGATGTCTTTACTCGTGCACAGTTCAAGTCGATCGTAGAACCATTCCTCCGCGATGTTCGCGGTCGCCGTGGTATCTTTGACTTCCGTGTTGTGTGTGATGAAACAAATAACACTGGTGAAGTAATTGACCGTAACGAGTTTGTTGCAGATATCTACATCAAACCTGCTAAGTCGATCAACTTTATCCAATTGAATTTCATCGCTACGAGAACTTCGATTTCGTTTGAAGAAGTCGGCGCATAAACCCCTATAAATAAGAAAGAAATGGAGATCTAATAATGGATATTTCACAATTTAAGGGGTTACTAGGGGCTGGTGGTGCAAGACCAAATCAATTCCGCGTAATCCTAACCTTCCCTTCATTGGTTGGTGCAAACATTGGCGAAGCCTCTTTGCTGGTTACGGGTGCTGCACTTCCTGCGTCTAACGTAAACCCAACTCTACTTCAGTATCGTGGTCGTGAAGTTAAACTCGCTGGCGAGCGTATCTTTGATCCATGGACAATTACTGTTGTAAACGACACAGAATTTAAACTTCGTCGTCCATTTGAAACATGGATGAACAGTATGAACAATCTGGTTGACAATACAGGCGCTACGAGACCAAGAGATTACCAAGCACAAATTACTGTGCAGCATCTTGATCGTAACGATGTTGTTCTTCAAACCTACATACTTGCTGACGCTTTCCCGATTAACATGTCGGAAATTGCTCTTCAGTATGGTCAGAACGATGTTGTTGAAGAGTTCACTGTAACATTCCAGTACCAGCACTATACCACTTTTGCTGGTGCTCGTCCTGTTTAATATTGAAAAGTAAAATTGAATAATGGAAATTTTTGGTTATAAAGTTGAAAAATCCAAGGCGGCACCGACGGAAAAATCGTTTGTGCCGCCAACGGACGATGGCGGTTCCGATGTCATAAAGGCAGGTGGTTATTTTGGCACCTACCTTGACTTAGACGGAACCGCCAACACCGAGGCAGAACTTATTAAAAAGTATCGCGACATTGCTTTTATGGCAGATGTCGATTCTGCCATTGATGATATCGTGAATGATTCTATTTCAAACCTCGACGATGAACGTCCAGTTGAAATCAATCTTGATAATGTCAAACTATCTGACTCTATTAAGAAAAACATTCAACTAGAGTTCGAGACAGTTTTAGATCTATTAGAGTTCAATCTAAGAGCACAAGACTATTACCGTCGTTGGTATATTGATGGCAGAATTTACTTTCATAAAGTAATTGACACCGCAAAACCAAAAGAAGGTATTACTGATATTCGTTTTATCGATCCTCGTAAGATTAAAAAAGTCCGTGAGATCTTTAAAGAAAAAGATGAAAAATCAGGTGTTGAGTTCATCAAGAAGATCGAAGAATACTTTGTTTATAATGAACGTGGCATTGTCCTAGATAAAGCACAAACTGCTTCTCCTGGATCTGCTGCAACAATGAAGGTTACTAGAGATGCGATTTGCTATGTTCCTTCTGGTCTGAGTGACCAAGATAAGAACATTCCATTGTCGTATTTGCATAAAGCGATCCGCCCTGCCAATCAGTTGCGCATGATGGAAAACGCTGCAGTAATCTATAGAATTTCGAGAGCACCAGAACGTCGCGTATTCTATGTTGACGTCGGTAATCTCCCAAAGATTAAAGCGGAACAATACCTTGCTGGTATTATGAATCAGTATAGAAATAAACTGGTCTATGATGGCAACACTGGTGAAATCCGTGACGATAAAAAGTTTATGTCAATGCTTGAAGATTTCTGGTTGCCTCGCCGCGAAGGTGGCAGAGGAACCCAGATTGAAACACTTCCAGGCGGTCAGAGTCTCGGCGAAATCGGTGACATCGACTACTTCCAGAAGAAACTATTTCAATCATTGAACGTTCCTGTATCAAGAATGCAACAGCAGTCTGGATTAAACTTCGGACGTGCTGCTGAAATTAACCGCGATGAGTGGAAGTTTACTAAGTTTATTGCTAAACTTCGTCGCCGCTTTTCGCTTCTGTTCGACGATCTTCTTAAGACCCAGTTAATCCTCAAGGGTATCATTACCGAGGCAGACTGGAATCTGATTAAGAACAATATTGAATACAAGTATGCTACTGATGCATATTATACTGAGTCGAAAGAACAGCAAATTATACAATCTCGTGTTGAGATTCTTAATGGAATGGCAAATTATATCGGCACGTTATACAGTAAAGAATATGTCCAAAAGAATATTCTCAAACTAACTGATGACGATATTGCACAAATTGAATTAGATAATAAGGCGGATCCAGTTCAATTAGAACCTGCGATGCAACCGCCGCCAGAAGAAGGACAATAATAATGGACAATACTGAGGTTATTAAAAGTTTAATAAATAATATTGAAGCAGGTAATATGACTGATGCGGGCGATGATTTCAGCGCAGCGTTAGATTTAAAACTTGCAGATATTCTTTCTGCTCGTCGTGAAGAAATGGCAAATGCTGTGTTCAATACAAGTCAGGAAGTAGAAACTGGAGAGGAACCCGATGAAGACGTATAAAGAATTGGTAGAAGGTATCAATGAAACTCTCTCTTTACTAGAGGAAGTCGAAGGTCTTCATGAAGATCTCGGTAAACATCTTGCGCATGCTGTCAAACATTTGGGTATTGCACAAATCGGCGATGTCGATCATCCAGAGAAGCACGAGAAAAAGTTCCACGACGCCGTAGAAAAAGTAAAACAGTCTCACGGAGAACAAGCGGCGAAAGACTTTCACGCCCATGCTCATGATGATGCCCATCACTTAACAGGATCTGGTCCTGGTGAACGAGGATCGCAATTCCATAAACATATGTCAGACAGCGAAAAGAAATCATATACTAAACATTTTAATAAACTTCTGGGCGAAGAATTCGATCTTGGTGAAAGTCGTATGAGAGATCTGGCGACGGATATGGAATCATTGTCGCATGCAGATTTTAAAAGAAAACATAGAAAAACAAAGCAAGAAATGCAAAGTTCTTTGAAATCTGAAGAACTAAAGGGTAATCAACATAAGATTGATGCCAATAAGAATGGTAAGGTTGACGGACACGATTTCAAAATTTTGCGCAATGCAAAGAAAGCAAGATACCAGTAAGGAATAACCAATGGCTGTAACAA